CTCATTGTATTACGCCCTTTGATAAGGCCGATACGATCTAAACCCTGAGAGCTTAGCCCGGCTCGGCAGTTAGTGGTACACCATAAGGGTAAAGGCAGATACCGACAAGATACGACTAAGACACGCGAGGAGGCTCATCCTCTTTTTTAGCCTTTGACTTAAGGCCGTTACTAGCTAGTACTCCACCGAGGGAGCCGGTGAGAAATACGGTTAAGGTAGTGAGCAGTTCAATAAATGCACGGTCGTTAGGAGCTTGTGCCGTCACTGGTTGCGTCACAAAGATAAGCGCGTAGAGCATCCCAAACACACTTACGGCAAACACAAGGGCCAGAGTCATACCGATAAATACAATTAAACGAGCGTGTAATTCCTCAGGGCTTAGGCGAGACATAGACGTTTTCCGGGAGGAGGTCCTTAGTGCATATACCCAACGGCTCGCATCTAGGCGGGTAGCAGTCCGGCTTACTCCAGTTTTCGTACTCTTGGCACTCATATCTAACCCAACCCTGATAACCGCACCCCGATAGGAGCAGACTCCCCAAAATCGCCCCTATCAGGGCCCGCATTATTTAGCGCCTATGCCAAATTGCTTTTCGCTAGGTGCTAGAGCTTTCAGGAGTGGACCAGCTAAAGCTGCGATAAACGCGTTAGCTAGTGTTTTTGGATCAGTAATGCCTGAGAGGTATAGCGCTCCCACGCAGCTAATAGCAGCTCTAATATATGAGAGTCCTGCAGCCTTGAGTTGTTCAGTCATTTTTTATTTACCTTATCTAGCCCTAATTTAGTTATTAGTTTTTTTGCCTTCTCCGGGGTAACTGCTACCTCGAAGTGCATCTCGTCTTTTCTGTTTACGTAATCGCCGCCCCACTTAAGGCCGTATTTCTTGGCGAGCGCACGGATCATAGGTACCTTTTCAGCAGGAAATGTGCCTACCTTGCCAAGTGCGTGTTTAGTCGCATTAAGGTCTATAGCTGTACCTGAGCTATGGCAGCTTAGTTTGTCGGTGCTACCGCGTACCATACGGAAAGCGTAGCCCCAGTCATCTAGGCCGCCTTCATCTATAGGCTCGATTAGCTCGTGAAACTCTGCGGCAAAGGCAGCTAACAAAGGGCCACACCCCTCAGCGCATCGCAGCTTAAGGTTTGTACCCTTTACCTTGTAGCTAGTAATACGGATTTCGTCCGGATCCTTTGAGGCTTGCCAGCCGTTATAGCTAGTTAGCATCTTTTACCTCAAGACTCTTTAGATATTCCTGATAATCGGAGTTAGCAAAATTAGTTGGTATCCATTTTTCTAGGCCATTATCTAAAGTTTGTTTAATAGTTGTATTTCCTTCTTCGTCTGTGATTTTTTCATAAATCATAATTCTGCACTCAATTCTGTTCCATCAGTAGAAGTAAATACATAAAGTCTATTTGCTGTTGCACCAGTAACAACTCCACCTATTTGAATAATATTAGCTTGCAAAACATTTATATTATACGATGAAGGTGTAATAGTTCCGTCTCCACCGCGTGTGGTTGCGCTTGTTCCAGCCGTAAAAGTGGGTAACGCCCGCATTTCTACAGGAGTTACAAAAGATAATACAATCGAAGTAGTACCAGATGCATAGCCAAAGCTCTTTGCTCCTGAGCCATTATATTTTACATAATACCTCTGGCAAGCGGCTAATTCTCCTTGGATAGTTCCCTGAGCGCGGCTAAAAGGCGTAGCAGTTGAACCTACTTCTAATTGAACACCAGTTACCTCAAAGTAATCTGTTGCACCTGCTGTACCCGATGGAGTCCATTCAAAACCAACAAAAACTTCAGTAGCAGTTGCTGCAAATGTTCCTGTATAAGTAAATCGCTGCCAAGTTGTTGTGAGTGTAGGTGTTCCCGATACTGGGGTTGCTGCGCCTGTATAAGTTACTAATGGATTTTGGTCTGTTCCTGTGCCTGTTCCTGCGTTTGCAACAACACTTCCAGAAAATGTAGCACCTTTACGAGCATAAAAACTAAAAGTAACAGTTTTGCCAGCCAAAGGAATAGAGTTTACAGTTTCCATAGGTTGATATAAATAACGGATATTTGTTCCAGTATTTCCTGAGTTGCGACTAACGCGCATACAGTATTGGATAAAAGGCAAGTTAGTTGTATCGCTTGTTGTTTGGCGTGTAACTGTTGTGCCTGTTGCACCTACAAACATTTCCCAGCGGTCAGCCATGTAAATAGTTGTGTTAGGAGTAAAGGATGTACCGCGCTGCCATACATCCATACCGCCGTTAATAACTGAGTTTTTACCAGCAGTCTGACCGCCTGTAACAAAGGCGTTAATTGTGCCATTAGTATCATTGACATCCGATGCGGAATAGACATCTCCATCCGCATAGGTCGTTTTAAGTGGAAGTCCGACAGCCATTAGCACACCTCTTTCAGGTAAATAATTTTAGTAGTTAGCATCTATTAAAGCCTCCTCAGTGGTAAGTGTCGTATCCCAGCTATTAGCCGTAATATCGTGGGCTATGCCCTGGCACTGCAGGGTTTGAGTAATGACCGTGCCAGCTTGCCCATAATTGGTAATCTGCATAGTGTCGAAATAATCTAAACTTAAAGCTGCATCTACCCCTGCGGTATAGCCCAGAGTTACAAGATCTAGGGTTATTTGGCTAATAGTTAAAATCGCATCTTTACGAGCCCCTACGTAGGCAGTAGCAACGCTTAAAGCTACGCCGGTAGTCTGCATAAGCATAGACTCGGCTGTAATAGCTCGAGTAAAGTACTGCGCAATAGAGGTAGCATCCTCGTAAGTCTGCGCGGCTAAGCCAATAGGCGTAACCGTTGCCTTGTTTACTATGGCTTTGTCGTTAAAACTAAACTGGATTTTAGAGTAGTTAATACCTGTAATGCCGTCGTTATTAAAAACGATAGGGGTTTGGCTTTGAGCGTCAAAACAAAAAGTGCGGTTATGAAATACGGCGTTACCTGCTCGGTCAATATAAAAGGCTCCGGGACCCTCTGTAAACTCGACTGTTTGGCAGGCATCTAGGACTGTACGAGTACCTCCCGGGTCCGCTTGGCAGGTTGTATTTCCTGTTTGTATGGATCGCTGAGAGTTAGGCCACGAGACCATATCGAGGATTTTGCCTATGCGGGTACCGGTATCTTGGCCTGCAGTAGCTCCCGTAACTGTTGTTACGTTTGAGTTATAGAGGAGTCTAAAAGCGTCGTAGCATATTAAATCTACAAACCCAGTCTCTTGGTTTTGCGGGTAGGTATATAAAAACTCTGTGATATATCCTGCAAAGATAGGGTAAAGGGTGCCGTTGTAATTAGCTTGTATCTGTATCTTGCGTAAAGGTTGTATATCAGGGTAGTAGGGCGAGCTTGTGTTTTGAGGGTTGAAATAGCCGTCAGGATCATTAACTCGCACTGTTGCCTGAGCACTCAGGTATTTATCCTGCAACACGTTACGGCTGCGACGGGTAGAAATTCTAAGTACCTCAGCCGATACATCCACGATATTAGGTACAACAGTGCCCAGCTCTGCAAAGCCTAATTGCCCAGTACCAAGCACCATTACCGTACCAAAACTAGCACCCTGCGTAAGGTTAATTTTAACTATCGGGATAGCAGGTAATATTGGCATTAGTACACCGTTGAGTAGTTAATAGGGATACCGGCGGCTTGGTTGTTATAGATACCTTGCGTAATTGTATCTACTAAATCTCGCTCGGTAATTGTAGATCCTGCGTTATTTACAACAACATTTACAACCGGTGCACCGCCGCCGCCGTACCGACCGGCACCGGCAAGGCCGCCATAGTTGCCGGTACCCATATCACTTAAGCCGCTACCAAAGCCCTCATAACCTCCGGGAGCAGGTGTAAAAGGTTGAAAGTTAGGGGTATAGGTTGTAACAGGTTTAACCATTGGTACAGCCATTAACATAGCAAGCATTTTTTCTAAAGTTGCAAGCCACTCTGCAAAGGGATTAGGTATATCTCCGAGACCTACCATTAAACCGCGCAACTGCCCTAACAGTGCTGCATCCTGTGTAATAAGACTTGCAAACTTAGCGGCGCTTTGTACGTTGCCTTGGTTAATAGCATCTTCGAGTTCGAGGATATTGGTCTTAAGACGGATACGTACGCGATCCTCATCCGTTTGTTTAGCCATAGCTGCGGCGGCAAGAGATATACGCTCCATATCAAACAATTTATTAGCTTGGTTTAGTACGGCGCTTGCCTTATCTAAGGCTAGTTTTTTATTCTGTTCTGCTGTAATTTTCTTTAGATTATTAAGGCGGTCCTGCTCAATTTTCCTTAATGTTTTAGCTCGTTTCTCTGCCTCTTTTGCCGCTGCTACTGCCATTGTGCGCTCGCCCGGGCTTTGTTGCCCTATAAGTTTTCTGGTTGGGGCTGCTCCGGCTTTTGGCTTGTTGTAATTCATAATGGCAGAGGGATCACCTAGTATTAACAAATCTAAAAGAGGTGTAGCCATTTTTACTAATGATAGTAACGAGTCTGTTGCAAAACTTATAGGAGAGCTTAATAGCTTAATGAGTTTTGCGGTCTCAGTTAGGGCCCTCGCTGTGTTATCGGCAAGCTCTCCCATAGTCTCAGACAAATCAGCAGTTGTTGTATCTCCAGCTAATATCTTAAAAGCGTCTATGAGCCCTTCGCCTATGACCTCTTTAGCTTGTTCTGCGTTTTCGGCAAGAATAAGCATCTGACCGGAGTAAGTAGCT